TGTTTGCTTTTTTGTGTCGTGCTTCTTGCTTTTCTATTTCCAAGGCGGATTTGGGTTCATTTTTATGCTCCTCTATATTTGTTTTACGCATATTGTTTTACTCCTAAAATTATGTAACCTCTATATATAAATATACCTGAATGTTGACCGAATCACAAACAATATATCAATTATTTGCCTAGGCCTAATGCACACCCCAGGGGCAGAGTCAAGAAATATATCAATTATTTGCCCAAGCCTAATACACACCCCAGGGGCAGAGTCAAGAAATATTTTAATATTCAAGAAAAAAAAATTTCTCGCTTCGCTCGGTAGAATGTAATTGTCGCTTGCGCTCCCCTAGTTTATTTATGGGCATAATCTATGGATAACTTTAATCGCTAAAGCTCGAATGGGATTTTTGAGAATCCCCCTCTCGCTAATTAGCTCTACAAAGTTACCCACAAATTACACCCAGATTTTGTCGCTATCCTAAATGAAAAACAATAATAAATAACCACCCTGCTAAACTTACTTTGCAGAGGCAGTAGTATGAAATGAGATGATAGGGAAATTATAGGCAAATCAAATAGATGTATTATCTATAAGGGTAATCTAGCCCTGTTAAGTCTTCGGAGTCTGTAGAGTTTCGAGTAGGGAATATACTCTTTACAGCCTCTTATTTCTCTGTCAACTAGATTAACTCTTTAATTGGTGTGGTGGTTGATCTCCTGAGCCTCCATAGATCTTCAAAGACTATGAAGTTCCTCTAGGATAAAGAGTCTTCCGAGCTTGCGAGGGCATTAGTTAGGATCTAGAGTCTATGAAGCTCTAAGGGGAGGCAGGAGACCATACCACCCCCCCTATATATATACAATACTTATACATTTTAGGGCAATTTAGACTATAAACCAGTTAGTATATAAAAATACAGCGCGAGTCTCTATAGTCTTTAAAGGCTCTATAGAGCTATATAGCCTAGTACCCTATACTAATGCAACCCTGGGGGAGGGATTACTCTAGTATATAGTTCAGATCTCCACTTGTCAAGCATTATCGTAAATAACTTGACAAATCTTCAGGGGGCTATATACTATTCTACTATGGCAGTTTTAAATAATATAGAAAAAAGAGAGAATAAACGAGAACTCACAGAGAAACAACAGTCTTTTCTTAAACATCTCGTAGAAACTCAAGGTGATGCAAAGCAAGCTGCGAAGTTAGCTGGTTATTCTTCACCTCATCACCACGTTGTTAAGAGTTTGAAGTCTGAAATATTAGAGCTAACTAAAGAAGTACTAGCAACATCAGCTCCTAAAGCAGCTTTCAAGCTTGTAGAGATTATGGAATCTAAAAGACCAGTAGTTCAGGCTAATAATAAGCTTGCAGCCGCTACCACTTTACTTGATAGAGTAGGTGTATCGAAAGTAGATAGGGTAGATGTCAACCATAATGTAGGAGGCGGTATCTTTTTAATGCCAGATAAAGCTCCTATTGAAATAAAACAAGAGCATTATACTGTAATTGAAGAGGAATAATACTATGGATTTTCTAATAGGTGTAATCTTTGTAGCCGTTGTTGCTGCAATACTAATAAAAAGAAAAAAACCTGAACTATGGGAAAAGCTTAGATCTAAGTTACCTTTATGAGAAAGAAAAGTAAGGATAGTCTTTTTAAAAAACAAGCAAAAAGAAAACAGAAGTATGATTTAAACCAACGTAAAGATACTTTAAAGTATAAAGAAGCGTTTTCGCAAATGAGGAATTATGGCCGCCAAAAAAGGTAAGAAAGGAAATAAAAAGAAAGCTCTTACTCAGCGTCAGAAAGATACGCTAAAGAAACATTCTGTACATCATACGTCTAAACATATGACTATGATGCGTAAACTTATAAGAGGAGGAGCAACCTTTACTACCGCACATAAAAAAGCTATGAAAGAAGTAGGAAAATAGTGGGTACTCTTGGTGGATTATTTATGCAATTAAAAGCACAAGGAATGTTACTTCCAGATAAATATGTCAGACGTACCTCCTCTACTATCCCCTTTGGATATGAGTTGTCTCCTGTCGATGGTTACTTAAAGCCTATATCTGAAGAGCTTAGTATACTTAAAGAAGTATCAGAAGCTGTGAATAAAGATGAAATAAGTTTAGGTATAGGTGTTGATTGGTTAGAAGCAGAGACAGGTAGAAAGATAAGTCGTATGGGTTTAAAGAAACACGTAGATAAAGTATATGGAAGATTGGGAAAAAAATCCAAATAATTACTTGACAGATGCTCAAGGGAACTATATACTAAAGAAGAACGGTACTCCGCAAAAGAAACGTGGAAGACCTAAAAATTCTGAGTTATCCGATGTTAGAGCAGCACTACAGGCTCAGAAGGCTTTAAAGAAAAAGGACTCTAAAGTTTCAAAACTGCGGAGATCTTTAAAGAAAGCAGAGAAAGAATTAGATAAAAGTAAAAAAGTTTTAACATCTAATGTTATTACTGAAAAAGAAAGTAAAGAATTACCAGATGCTATACAAAAGCATTTAGATGAAACAGGTTCTTACGTTGAGTTTATGCCCAACGAAGGGCCACAGAAAGATTTTTTAGCTGCACCAGAAAAGGATGTCTTATATGGTGGAGCTGCTGGTGGTGGTAAAAGTTTTGCAATGTTAATAGATCCATTGCGCTATTGTCACAATCCAGTACACAGAGCATTGATACTTAGAAGGTCAATGCCTGAATTAAGAGAATTAATAGATAAGTCTAGAGAACTTTATCCTAAAGCTTTTAAAGGAGCAAGGTTTAGAGAAGTAGAAAAACTTTGGAACTTTCCTAGCGGAGCAAAGATAGAGTTTGGATTTTTAGAAAGAGACTCAGATGTATATCGTTATCAAGGACAGGCATATAGTTGGATAGGCTTTGACGAGATAACACACCTTCCAACAGAGTTTGGTTGGAACTATTTAGCATCACGTTTAAGAACTACAGATCCTAATCTTCAAACTTATTTAAGATGCACAGCAAACCCAGGTGGAGTTGGTGCGCAATGGGTAAAGAAAAGATATGTACTACCATCAGAATCTAATAACGCATTTATAGGTAAAGATGGTCTTACTAGAAAATTCATCCCTGCTCGATTACAGGATAACCCTTATCTAGCAGAAGACGGTGAATATGAAAGGATGCTTAACTCGCTTCCTGCTGTACAACGTAAACAGTTACTAGAAGGTAATTGGGATATAGCAGAAGGAGCAGCGTTTGCAGAGTTTGAAACAGAAGCACACGTTATAGCTCCATTTGAAATACCGTCTTGGTGGGAAAGAGTAAAAGGTGTAGATTATGGCTATGCCGCAGAAAGTTGTTGTTTATGGGCTGCCGTAGATCCCGAAGACAAGACCATCATTATATATAGAGAACTCTACCAGAAAGGTCTTACAGGGAGCGCGTTAGCTGATAAAATAACATATATGGAAGAAAGTGAAGTGAAGTCTATTTCAGGTGTATTAGATACAGCAGCCTGGGCTAGAACAGGTTATTCAGGGCCTACTATTGGAGAAACACTTGTCAATAAAGGTCATAAGTTAAGAAGAGCAGATAAAAACAGAGTTGCAGGTAAAGTTCAGATACACGAACATTTAAGAAAGCGACCTGATGGAAGACCAAGATTACAGGTAGTAAGTACTTGTAGTAATTTAATTAGAGAGCTACAAGGTATTCCGTTATCTAAAACTAATTCAGAAGATGTAGATACTAATGCTTCTGATCACGCTTATGATGCTTTACGTTATTTATTAATGAGCCGACCAAGAGTTGATCATCCTTATGACAGAAGGTTAAGAATACAAACTGATATATATAAACCGTCAGACTCAACATTTGGATATTAGTAAATGAAAAAAAATAAAAGAATGAAATATAGTGATGGAGGAGGAGTTAAATTAACTAAAAGTTTTAAAAATATAAACGCTTCTTTAACACATTATCAAGATAATAATAGAACTTCTACTTCAGTATCTACAAAAACTCCTAGAACTAGTGTTGATATTAAACGTGAAAAATTTTCAAATAGTCCTCCAAGTAAAAAAATTAGTATTAAAAGAAGAATAGGAAAGAATTTTGAATTAGACTTATCTAAACACGATAAAAATAAATCTGTAGGTCTACAGTATACTAAAAGGTTTAAGTAGATGGCAGAAAAAGAAAATACATTTTTAAACGCTAATAACATCTATGAAGAAGTTGAGGGCGAAACAGGCAGTATTTTAAAACTTGAAGAAGATCAACAATCTAATTTAGTAGGAATAATAAAGTCTAGATTTGCTCAAGCCGAAGATAAAAGAGATATGGATGAGCGTAGATGGTTAAAGGCTTACGAAAACTATCGTGGAATGTACAGTAATTCTGTTAAGTTTAGAGAGTCTGAAAAGTCTAGAATCTTTGTAAAGGTTACAAAAACAAAAGTACTTGCTGCATTTGGTCAGCTTGTAGATGTTATATTTGGAACTGGTAAGTTTCCTATAGGTGTTACAGAAACTAAAGTACCTGAAGGTGAATATGGATCAGCGCATTTGGATACAGCTAATCCACAACCGGGAATGGAAACATCTGTTCCTGATAACATAGGTAATCGTTTAGAAGATCCTCCACAAGAAGAAAATCCTTATGATGTAGGCTATGAAGGTGATGGAAGAACTTTAAAACCTGGAGCTACATTTGGTAAAGGAGTCTTTACAGACTCTATAGAAGATCAAGCTAATGATATGTTAGTAGATGGGTATAGCCCTGATCCTAGTAAGCTAGAATTAAATCCTGCACAAAAAGCTGCAAGAAGAATGGAAAAGCTTATTCACGATCAAATAGAAGAATCAAGTGGATCTTCTGAAATAAGAAATGCTTTATTAGAATCTGCTATGTTAGGAACAGGTCTTGTTAAGGGGCCTTTTAATTTTAATAAAAAATTACACAAATGGGATGAGACTGAAGAAGGAGAAAGAGAATATAATCCTTTAGAAGTTAGAGTACCAAGAATAGAATTTGTAAGTTGTTGGGATTTTTATCCTGATCCTGCAGCAACTAATATGGA